TTCCAGTTTGGCATATTATATTTCCTTGTCGATTGTGGTTAGATACATACACTTATGCCGTGTGTGTGCCTACTTCCCGAAGGCCTACAATCTTATTTAATATAAATATGATTATTTTGTTTTCTTATCTGCGGCAATTGCTTTTTGTAAATCTTCTTGTTTTTTTGTTTGTTCTGCAGATAACATTTGAGAAATTTGTGTTAACTCGTGTTCTAATTTAGTTTGAAGATTTGCTAAAAAGCGTGCATCTTTACCTGCAATTGTTATGAGGTCTAAAGATTGACGCAATGTTTGAATTTCTGGAACAGTTAAATCTATTGAAAAAATATCCATAACTTATTTATTTAGTTTGTTCTAAATATTGATTTTGCAATTTAATAACCATATTGTAAAACATTTCAACATGCTCGCCCATAATATGGGTTGTTTTTAATGAATTTAATAAAAATTCAATTTCTGCTGCAGTAAGTTGATTTTCATTTACCGGAGGTGTTGCAATTGCATTTGATAATTTATTAATTATTCCCATTGTAACTTTGTTTTATTTTTAATATAATAAAAATTATGCGTAAATCCAAATTGAACTATCCGAAGTATTAACATACATGTTACCAAAGCCGTTGGTAGCGCCGCCATAAGTAGGATTGCCAGATGGATTAGCTGCCGAACCAGAAACTGTTACAACAAAACTATTTGCTGCTACAGAAATTGCACCTTCTGCTACTCCTAATGCAACACCCCAACGAAGAACGGTATCGCCATCATAATAGAAAGCACTACCAGATCCTGCTGTGGTACCTTCTACAATAATACCACCTTCTTGTGTCGGCGATACAGAACCAGAACCATGATTCAATATAACGAAACGATCTTCAACACTTAAATTTGTTGTATCAATAATTGAAGCCGTACCGTTAACGGTAAAATCACCCGTTACAATTAAGTTATTATTAACTGTGGTATTACCTGTTGCTGCACCAATGTTTAATGTTGTAGCAGCTCCAGCAAAGTTAACTGTAGTTGCAGTTGCGTTAACTAAATTAAAAGTAGTAGCTGAAGTTGTAATATCTCCGCCATTTACTGCTGCATCGCCAGTTAAAGTTAATCCAACAAATTGAGGTGAATCTGTAGTCTCTAAACCTAAATCAATTGAAGATGCTGCAACACCGTTTGTTGTAAGTCTCACCGTACCTTGAGATACAGATGATAAAGATGAACCAGAAACAATTCCTGCAGGAACACCGGTCAATCCCGAATAAGGAGCCGTTGATGCAAATGATGCACTCAATGCTTGATTTGCGTAACTTGATGTTACCGTTAATGTATTTGTAGTAGCATTATAAGTTAATCCATTTGAATCAACTCGCTGTGCTAAGTTACCCGTTGTATTGTCAACAAACGTAATATAATACGGACCAGTACCAGATGTTGTATCTGTTATTGAAGTATTAGTTGCATTTGTTGCAGTGGTTGCGTTAGTTGCATTTGTAGCCCAACTTGCTGTACCAAATAATGATGCAGTTACACCTGTTACTGTTACTTGCGATGTTCAGTTGTTGTTAAATTACTAGTACCTTGTCCAGAACCTGCTAAATCTGTTACTAAGTTACCATATGTAACATATTTGTTAGCACCATCATTAATATAAATTTGATCGGTAGTTGCTAAATCTGTTTTTGCAGTGGTAGGGAAAATTGCTGTTGCTGTAACGCCTGTTAATCCTGCACCATTACCTTGGAATGAACCTGAGAATGAGCCGGATAATATTGATGTCGCACCCGTTGATTGAATTGGCAATGTAGTTGAAATAGTAGTACCATTATCAGTTAATGAACTATTTACCAATTGACCATTACTTGAATCCCATTTAGTAATAAGGTTGTTAGTTAATGATCCAGCATTTTTTAGTGAAACGGTTTGAGCTGTACTACCATTAAACGTAAACGCAGTAATACCAGTACCTTGAGTCAATGATGCTAATGTTGTAGCATTCGTTACTCCCGTTAAACCAGCGCCATTACCTGTGAATGATCCTGTAAATGAACCGGTTAAAAACGTTGTTGATTGTGCCGTTGTAATTTGTTGATTAGCGCCAACGTTAACTTGACTTAATATCGCAGCCGAGCCTGAGACTACTACCTTTTTCCATTCTGCCATAGCAATTCCTATTTCTTTTGTTTTATTTTAATATAAATATTACATTGTTTTATTTTCTAATCCAACCCAACAAAAAAAGAACCAGATGTAAAATATATCCCACCATTCGGAGCCGTTCCAGTTAATTCTGCACTCTGTGTTGCTACAATTATAACTCCACTTTGCGATACCGTTAATACCGGTTGACCGTTAAATTTTTTAATGATAAAAATGTCATTTATATCACTTTTAATTTCTAACGAGCCGGTTATAATAGCACTACCGCTAAAAGGAAATGTGCCGCCAGTGGTACTATTAAGTGCATATGATGCAGTTACAGCATAACTTGAAGATATATTATATAATGATCCGGTCTGTAATTGTCCTGGTTTAAACTGTCTTCCCATTACGACCACCTACCTTTCACTATAATTACATCTGTAGATTCGATTGGATATCCTAATTCATTTATATCAAATACAATTGTTTGTGTTGTTACATCACTAGGCGTCCATGTATATGTTGCTTTATCTACATATTGGCCGTTGATGTAAATATCAAACTCATCTTTAGTAGCTGGCTGTAATGTTACAGGATTGATTGCGGCTTGTGCATTTATCGTAATTGAATTAACATTTGCATACACTCCAACCTTTTCAGTTAAATTAACTAAATAATTCATTGTAGCTGCGTTCAACGTTGTAGAGCCGCCGCCTCCTGTAACGGCAACAATACCTCCAGACATTACATAATTTTTAACTTGTAATACTTGTTGTGGTACAGTAGTTGTAGTAAATAAATTAGCATCTACATCAACAACACTATCAAATACAACTTTTTTAACAGAATACATTTTTTTAATTGTTTCCAATCTTGTTTCTTGTTCTGCTAATAATGTTGCATTAACTGTTATAGGAATTGTTGCTCGAACTAATCGATCTTCGCCTACTGCATTTACTGTTTCAAATGATACCGAACCCATTGATGCTGGAAATTTATTTCCTTCATTACCCCAAGAAAATCTATTGTATGTTAAAATTTGATCTACTAAAGTTGTAATTTGTGGCGTAAAATCACACCACAGCATCATTTCATATTCTATAGTAACATATTTAGGTATATCTACAACATAAACTTTTTGCGATGGTTGTGGTTCGTTTTTTGGAATTGGAAATAATTCATCCTCATACCGATTACGCTCATTGTAGCGTCCTTTATATACTATAGAATTGCCCGGGTATGGTCTATTAACATCCAACGTACGTTGTTCATCACGTTCAACTACGCTGTTTCTTTTTAGCATAATTAATGGAGATTGTAACATTCCTTTTTCATCTCGCAAATATCCTAATCGTCGAACATTGTCCCACTTTTCTCCTGCAGCATAAATTACAGGTACTGATAACATTTGTTCATTTGCGGTAATTTGCGGTTGAATTTCATTTTCAATATACCATTTTATTGCATAGTCGATATCATATATTGTACGTTTTGCACTTCGTACGATGTCATCATCCCTACGAGTTTGATTAGCTCGATTTAATAACAAATCTGGAGTTATTCCTTCTGTACGGGTTGGGTTTGGTTTATTTGTTTTTCTATCAATGTCTTGTCTATTTAATCTAGGCATTACTTTCCTTAACCTTTATATGCAGGAGATAGATTGTTACCGCCTTTTCTTAAATTAGTAATACCTGTTGGTGTTTGACGAGTTGCATGAGCATCACATAAAACAGAAACACTATAACCAAATTGATCGCCGTTTGGCCATGTTTCTGGATTCTTGCCGGCAAAATATTGATTTGCATCAACATTATCTAATTCATAATATTCATTGTCCCAAAAGATAATATCGCCAACTTCTGGATAAAAATTTGCACGTTCTAAAATATCTCTAGATATAGCAAATTGCGCCGTTCGCGTATATGAATGACCATAATCATCCATATTTGCCGTTTTAGTTTCTTTAGTTATGATGCAAGGAATAAGTATTGAATCATAATATGCTTTTTTTTCTGATTCGCCATATAAATTGGATGCACTTTTTTCTACAACTAATTTGTAGAATTCAATTTCAGTATCGATAATTGCATTAATTAATTCTGAATTAACTGCGGCTAAAAATCTTGCATCTCTAATACCACCAAAAAGTGCCATATGTTTATCTCCTTATCCAATGTATATTTTTAATGGTACTTTTGATAACATTTCGTGCATTTGAGTTGCCTCAGCATTTTGACGAGTCATCATTTGTTCTTTTGTTAATTTATCTAAAAATTCACGTAACTGCGTAATCAATGTTTCTTTTTCAGCTTGGCCTTGTGATACTAATTCAGTTCCATTAAGTGTTACTTCTCCATTTGGAATAGGAACACTACTATATTTATTGCGAATTAATCCTAACATTTCTTTTGCAAGAGCAATACCATATTTAATTATCCACGCACGCCCCATATCATTAATATTCCCGTAGTTTTGATATGTATATGGTATATTTGATGCGTCACTTACAACATTGTTTAAAAGTGCTGTATTGCCGAATAAAAGTGCATCGTTATTTTTTTCATCATCAAATATAAAATCAAAATATACTTTGGAAAAAAATGGTGTTGCTGATGATGAACCGGTACCTGATACTGGCACTGGCCATATTTTAATATCATCTCCATGTATTTCAAATGAGTAACTAGATTTGCGTATTTGATCATTAAATTCAATTGATTGCAATCTAAATAAATCTGCATTAATTGGCATCATCATGAATGATACTGAAGGAGAAAAACCTCCAAAATCAAATGCATCAAGTAATTGTTGCGAACCTAAACCCGTTCCTACAAATGGGTCAAAGTAACGAACTATTGCCGGTGGAGCATTATGAAGTACTCGTTTAACTTCTATAGAAGAAGTTGTAACATTTACGCCCGTAGATTGAGATACTGCTGCTCGTAAACTATAAGTTTGTTGACCCGGTATAATATTGATTGATGCAGTGTGCCAACGCAAAGAACCTCCACTATCTGCTTCAGTTCCATATGTTTTTGAAAGTTTAGTTATATAACCAAATGAATTGCCAATCATTGCACCAGTGAAACTAGATCCACTTAAAAATGCAGATGCTGTTTGAACACCTAATGTATTCATTAAGTTGTTAACAATATTAACTTGATTTACTTGATTTGAATATTCAATTACTGCTGCTTCAAATGCAGTATAAAAATTTATTGCTTGCATTTCAACATCCATGATGGGATATCCTAAATGTTGAGCCGCTGCTTTTGCAAATTTATCTGCATGCGCTCGAAAAACTAAATCTCCATCAAAAAAACCAAATGGTGTAGAACCCACTGTAAATGATGATGAGCCGGGCCAAATTGGTTTGTTTTCTGAATAATCCATGATGTTTCCCTTTTAAATATAAATATCAATATCTTTCATTTAGCAGTTTTAAAATTTCATCTAATGCTTCATGACGATGATTATCAAGCAATATAATTTCATTGACCCATTTTGATTTAGTTAATTTAGGAACTTCGTGCACTGCCGAATCGTTACTAAATTTTAAATCTATTTGATATCTATCTCCTGTTAAGATCATAATACTGTCTTTGCCTAGACGAGACAACACCATTTGAAGTTGTTGTTTTGTTAAGTTTTGAAATTCATCTACAATGCAAATAGCATGATCAAAAGTACGACCTCGGAAATGTGCTAAAGAAACCAATTCAATATTTTCTTCCTTTTCCATTTTTTCTAGAATTTCTGGTTTATTATATACTTTACGCATATTGCTACGCAAAGGAACTAACCATGGTTCCATTTTTTCTTCTAATGAACCTGGTAAAAAACCATTATCTTCATTTGATACAGTAGGACGTGTTACGATGATTTTATTGATTTGTCTTTTGAAAAACATATCTAATGCAATTTGAACTGCTAACAATGTTTTTCCAGAACCAGCTTTTCCTAATATAAAATT